GCAAAATTAATTTTATTCATATGTTCGTTAGAACATCAATAAAATCCTTAACCATTGCATAGAACATCCCACGATTTAACACCTAGAACTCCCCACATCAAATATCAATTTTCTAGAACTTCTTACGTCAATTTTATATTTATCATTCGGCACTATTTTCTATTTATCATTCGTCCCAATAACGCGAACCCCAACCCTATATACATTTTCTTCACTTTTACGCACGTATTTTTCGCGACCATTTTACGCCACCCCACGTTTTTTTCACGCGAATTCCCCCCCTTATTTTTTCTATACCAACCCCCCGTATCTTCCACATTTATGCCCGAAAAAAACCTTCCTTTTGCGTTATCTTTTTATTTCACTTTTGTGTAGTACTTATTATGAAAGCGTTAATTACTGGTATTACCGGTCAAGACGGTAGTTTTTTAGCTAAACAACTCTTGGATAAGGGTTATACCGTATACGGTATCGCAAGAAGGACAAGTACAAGTAACCTTTGGAGGTTGAAATACCTTGGTATTGTTGACCGTGTGAACATTATAACCGCAGACGTTACGGATTCCATCGCGTTAAGGAATATAATTGAAACTGCAGATCCGGATGAAGTTTATCATTTAGCAGGACAATCACATGTTCATGTCAGTTTTAATAACCCTCAAGTTACTTTTGATACTAATACCATTTCAACGCTTAATTTATTGGAGGCTATCAGACAATATGATAAAGGGATAAAATTCTACTTTGCGGGTTCAAGTGAGATGTACGGGAACTGTGATAGTAAATGTAATGAGCAAACTAATTTTAATCCCGTCAGCCCTTACGGTATAAGTAAACTCGCTTCATATCATCTCGTTAAGATGTATAGGAAAGCTTATAACATGTTTTGCGTTAATGGAATCCTCTTTAACCATGAGTCCGAGTTAAGGGGTTCGGATTTCGTTACGAGAAAGATTACCATAGGTGTGGCTAAGATTGTTCACGGGTTACAGAAAGAGTTATTATTAGGTCGTTTAGCGTATGAGAGGGACTGGGGTTATGCCCCTGAATACACCGAGGCTATCTACTTAATGATGCAACAAAAGGAGCCGGATGATTATGTTATTGCCACCGGGGAGAGCCATATGGTTTTAGATTTCGTTAAGGAAGCATTTGATTATGTCGGTTTGAAATGGTGGCATTACGTATATATGGATGAGAAGTTTTATCGTCCCTTGGATATTGAAAAACTGGTTGGAGATTATTCAAAAGCGGAACAAAAGTTAGGGTGGAAACCCAAAACTAAATTTAAGGAGCTTGTACATAAGATGGTTGACTTTGATTTAATGAATATAAAAAAGTGTTTGCGTGAACACGATACATGTGAAAGTTATATTTGATTTTTATATTTTAACTATGCCGTTCACTATTTGGTAGTATTTGTTATTGACTTTCACGTATGCCGTATTTGTTAGTTTTTCGAGATCTGTATGTATTTGTGTTGCTTGCATATTTTCTACTTGTAATGTGTGCCATTTTCCACTTAAGTCCATATAGTCAATTTCTAGGTTACCATTGAATACGTTTGTGAATTCAATTATCACTTTATCGAATGGATATGATTGTAATCCTAACATTACTTTTTCACCGTATATGAAAGCGGTATATAGGTATCCGAAATTCCTTATGTCTTTCTGGTAAACGAATACGTTGTAGACGCCTTCCGGTACTATTAATTTGTTATTATTAGGGATTACAATGGGTGGTTGTTCGCTGTTGAATTCTGTTGTATCTAGAATTGCATGGTATTTCATTGCGTTAATTACGTTTACTGTCATAATATGATATAAAAAAGTATGACTTTTAAATTTTTTTTATTATTCCTCTTCTTGTTCATATTCATCAAAGTTTTCTATTGCTCCCAGAAAATCGTATAACATGTTTTTTAGCTGTTCTTTTTCTTTTTCCGATAAATCATCGTCACTTGCTATGTCTCCTATATAATATGATATTGCTGTGTATATTTTTTCTAACCAGTCGTCTTTGTTCATGTCTACGGTATATCTTCATGTTAAAGCTTATATACTTTTTTATGCTAATTTTTTATTCATGATATTTCGTAGGGCTAAGTCGTTTTACGGTTTAGGTTATTTTTGGTTGAAACGCAAAGTTAACGTTCGTAGGGATATTATTGATATTTTATTTTATAATAATTTTGATATTTTTGATATAAGTGATAAAGATAATGAATTGAATGTACGATTTAAATTCAAGGGATATAAGGGTAATTTGAAAACGTGGGATCAGGATGATTTGATAGTCCTTATTAGTTTTCATAATGTGAAATGTAGGGATATTGTGGATGTTTTTAACGGCATGTGGAGTGTTTTTTCCGGGAGTGAACGTGATATAAATACGCTACTATTACGTGATGATGTGCTTGTTGAGAAAGTATATAATTTTAGTATTACTCCTTTCAAATTGTTTTCTTTAAATAAGTATGATATTTGTGATAATCATAATTTACATTCTGTCGGTGATTTGGTTGTAAAAGTATCTAATATATGCGGGAAACGGTGTGGGGCTTATAGCTTATAATGAGAGGTAGAGGCATATGGTTAGTGATATAGAAAGGTTTATGGGGTTCTTGAAGGGTTTCAAACGTTTTTCTTTCCGTTATAATTTATTTCATGTTAAGTTTAGTGTTACAGTTTACGTTTTGGTGATCCCTTACGTTAATCTCGGTTATTTCGGTTTGAATATTGTTTATATTACGTCAGGTGATTATAAGAATACAAGGGTTTATTATTTTCAGTTTAGAGATAAGAACGAGTATTTGCCTATTGATATTAATGATGTATATGTTTGTATTGAAGACATTTATTTAAGTAGAAAGGTTGATTTTGATCGTTCTGAGTTGCTTGATGTCGCTAAAGATATTGCTTTTACAATTGCGAAGTATTATGAGAACTTGGGCTTGTAGTGTGTATTATGTGTTTTTATTTTTATATTTTGTTTTGATAGACTTTTATTCATGGAACAACTTGAAATGTTCCTAAACCATCTTGACCTTTATGACTATGTGTTAGAGCATGTGAATTACGAAGACGGTAGGGTACAAATTGTTGTTGATTTAAAGAAAGCAAATTTTAAGGTACTATATGTTACTGATGGTGTTGAGAATTACTTTGAGCAATTAATAATAGCTGATAAGGATGAACCTATGCCTTATGCGTTATTTTACGCTGATTCGAATTCAAATGACTTCATATATTTTGTAAATTCCTTATTTGATGACTCGCTAATTATTATTATGAGTAGGATGGTGTTAGGTCGTATTGTTCTGTATAATTCTAGGTTTCTGAGGTCACGTTATAAGTTAGAGTTTTTACCGGATCGTGAACAACTTGTTATAAATATATGTTTTGACGGTACTTGTAATACGCGATAAAAGTTATATATATTTTTATGCTAGTTTTTTAATATGATAATTTATCGTGGAGAACGTGTTATGTCGTTTTATCATATAAAATATGTTGATGCGTCATTTGATGTTATTGTAAATTATCAACGTGAGCGGAAGAAAATAGTAAGGTTTAATATTAATGTTGTAGTTCGTGTTTCCGATGTTTCAATTACTTATCTGATTACATGTAGTGATACTAAATATGAGGACATACTTAATGGGTTGAGGTTTTTGGCTTCAAATAAGAAGTATATTTTGACAAACCGAGAAGAGTATATACTCATGTCGGGTTTGAAGAAAGTTGTTGAAAGAGTTTGTTATAAATTAGTATAATTTGGTTATTTCAGCTATTTCAAATCCCATCTTCCTTTTCCATTCCCTCTTTTTATCACATTTTTTATCGTGTATGCATAGTGTGCAATATTCTCCTTTTATTGTTGTTTCTTCTTGAAGTACTTCTAGTACTGTCTCGAGGATAGTCGTGTCAAGGAATGGTGGTACTAGTTCGTATACTTCTTCTCCTACATATATTATAAATTTTCCTGTAAAATTTAGTCCCGTGAGTTTTCTTAGGATTGTTACGTACATTGACAGTTGTCTTATGTAATTGTCGTAAATTCTTGAGGGTTTTATTTCGTATACTGTTAAGTTATTTAGGTCTAGGGCGTCTACGTGACCTGTTATAAGCACGTTATCAATTGTTAGTGCGATTTCAACTTCCGTCTCTAACCCTTTGCTTTTTAATTTTTCTTCTATTATCTGGTGTCTTAGTTTTCCCATATTTATTCCGTAGTATTCCTTTATTTGTAACGTCGGGCATGTTACTGCACGTGTTACTCTTACTTCCTTGTTATGGGGTTTCTTTTTCTCTTCTTCTACCAATTGTTTTAATTCTTCTAGTTTCATTCTTGTAACACCCTTTCCATTATTTTATTTGAATACATGAACTCGAGGATGTGTTCCGTTCCCGTTCTCAATTCAAATACTTGTCCGCAGTGTGTGCATTTAAATAATTTTATTTTGTTTATATTTAGTTGTTTTCTCCATATGCGTTTCCATGTTCCTCCGAACATGATTTCTCCTACGTCAAGAAACGCTATGTAAACTTTGCAAAAATTGTCGCATTTCTTTAGTTTTTCACCTGTGACTTTTAAGTAAAGTGTTAGGAATAAATGTATTGACGGTTCTTTTGACCTTATTTTTTTAGTTTTACAGTTTTTGAGACAATTTTTATATTTCATTTTTATCTCCTATAATTCTATATACAAATCTTCTAATTCTTTTCTTATTTCTTCTTTTTTACTTTGTGGTTCGTTTTGCGGTAACAGTTTTTTCATGTCGTTTACCATTTCTTTTAGTTTTTGGTCGTTCGGTTCGTATCTCATTATTCTTTTATACGCATAATATGTATGTAGTTTTCTGAAAAATTCTATTGCTTCAATGTATGAGTTAAGGAATTTTAGTTCTGTGTCTTTTTCGAGGTAACAGAGTAACGTGTACCCGTACGCGAAGGCTTTTTTGTTGTTTATTTTTGGTACGGCTTTTGTTACTGCGTCTTCAATGTACGCTGTCCTCAATATTTTAGTATATTCTTCTTTTTCTACTTTTGTGTAATCGCATGTTGTGTTTTTGAAACTTATTTCATTTGTGTTTATGTTTTTTTGTGTTATTCTTAGACCTAAATCTAAATGATAGGTATTTATGGGTTTTCCTAATGTTTTCTCTTCGATTAGTTTTTTTGCTCTATCAATTGTGCTAATGTATTCTATTCTTCTTTCTATTATTTCCGTTTTCACGAATTCATCTTCGGGTAGATTTACTCCGAACGTGATCATAAAAGGTAAATATGCGGATTTTGTGTACTTCATGCCTAACACCTTCATAAATTTTTTTGGAATAATAATAGTGATTTTTCTTGACATTTTGTCACCTCATATAATTTCGCAATATCGTTCAAGATCGGGTCATCTTTTTTATACACTATTTTAACGTATGGGTTGTCCTTGTATTTTCCGTAAATTCTCAATATGAATCGGTTGTTGTTCATGCACGTTAAGATATGACCCACATCAACCGGTATTTTTTTATTTATCATTTTTAGTGCTAGTCTTGTCGTATCTATTTCGTTTCTATATTGTGATTTTTCATGTGTTACTATTATTATGTGATAACCGTATTTTGTTCTCGTTATCATAGCCCGTCTTTTTTTTACAAATTTTATTAATTGTTTTAATTTGACTTTTTTATCTATATCAAGAAATATCATGTACTCGATACGTTTGTGTATTTTACACATGTACCTATTCGTTATCCCTATGCTTGGCATAGTTTCACCCTTATAATTCTTTAAGGCATGTTTTGAATACCCGTTATAGAGTACGAATTCGAAAGGTAGTTCAATCGTAAGTTGATCTTCTTTCATTTTGTTCACCTTATTACTACTTGTAATATTTGTTAAAGAGTTCGTTTAGTTCTCTTTGTACTATGTCATCTACGATTTTCTCGGCTTCCGGTGTTGGTACTTGTCTTGAGAGTGACGCTATTGCTACTTCTCTATAATAAGCGAAAATTTGTTGGATTGAATAAAAAGTGATTGGGTTTGCTCCGTGATCCAAGTTGAACGTTATGATTTCCTCGAGACGTGTGCGGATATTATCAAAAAAATCAATTACCTTAACTCGTTTAGGTAAGCTTTTGTTGATGTAGTTAACGATACGGGCAGGTTCCGTTTTTCTGCCCATATCTATCAATCCGTTACGATTTGGTATCTCATTGCTTCCGGGTTGAACTTTACTAATATTTCAGTGCCTACGGCTATTCTCTTGTACTTCTTGACCATTTTGTAGAGCGTTGAGTTTTTAGACCATGTGTAATGGACTAGGAACTTCTTTTGTGAGCCTTCCACGTCGCATGTTATTAATAGGTACGGTTCTTCACCTTGTGCTTTTATCCAGTCCAACGCTTTTTCCGATAGTCTATCAGTATTCCTTACTTCTCCTATCAAATCAAGTAATCTACCTTTTTTTATACTTACCACTTTTGCCGGTATGCCTTCACTGATTTCTTTTATTTTGGATTCGTCCAGTACTATGTCTTCCTCTACCTGTTGTTTTTCCTCTAATTCTTCTTGGGTTAACTCTTCTTCTTGGTTTTCCTCTTCAGACATTTTTTCCCCTATAAAACAACTTGTTGGTTTCATTTAAAAGGTTTTCTGTTACGTGTTATTTTCTTATTAACCGTAAAAAATAAAAGGGTATTATCGTAAACTTATGTTATATGGATATACTTGTAAAGGGGAAAACGGGAAGCGGTAAAACACGTTTGATGATAAGTAAAGCCGGTGATTTCGTATCTAGATATCACCGCGTTTTTCATCTTGTTCCTTTAAGGAGTTTAGCGATACAATTATATCAACGTTATAGTCAACTTTACGGAGATATTGTGGGTAATAATTTTGACAAGACGTACAAGATATACGTTTTCACTTATAACCAGTTTAACCAATTTTTATCTCTTCATGATAACCCTTCAAGTGCTACTCACAATGACGTTATAATTTTTGATGAATATAGTCTTATAGCTAATAAGTTATTTTCTCATGTTATTTACTCTTCAATTGCTAATACGACCGGGTATAGGCGTTATTTCATCAGTGCTACGCCTGTTGATATTTCAGTTAAGTTTGATGATGTAATTGATTTAGGGGAGAACGGTAGCCAATACGAGATAATCAAGGTGGATGATTGGCGTAAGTATGTGGATCCGGGTAAGTATGGTTTCATTTACGTTCATTCAACGGAATTAACGAGGACAATGTGCCTTAAGCTTGCTGACTTTTTCATGGACGGTGTTGACGTTGACACCGATGACCCGGTCTTGGGTCAATTACTTAGGAAGGGTGTAGCTTATTATAACAGTCAAATGAGTGCTAGCGATAGAGAAAAAGTGTCACGTTTGCTTGAGCTAGGTGAGATCAAGGTTATATGTACTACTACAGCACTTAACTACGGTGTTGATTACCATTTTGACTACGGCATATTTACGTCAAATAGGTACCTTGATAAGACTTCATTTATCCAGTTCGCTGGTAGGGTCGGTAGACGTGGTAAAGGTGTTATATATGTTACATTTGACGTACGTAATTTAAGTGACCCCGCTAAGTTTACTCCTACTGAATATGACATTGATTTCGCGAAGATGATAGGCGGAGATACTGAGTATATATGTAAGAAATACGGTATATGTGACCACAAGTTATTGAAGAGTATTGCTTATCACCTTGTCCACCCCGTTGACGCCAAGAGGATCATGGACTTTGATTATTATCGTATAGATTCTGATGATTACAGACTGTGTGTCTTGTCTTATTTAATGAGACCTTCAAGCTTGGACGTTGCCGAGGAGTGTAATGCTTTCGGTGTAATGAGTGATAGGGAGTTATACGGGTTGTTCAAAAGGGCTATCAACCTTGATAAGATAGGGTACGGTGAGTATAAATTACTTCAAGAGGCTAGTTATAAGGCTCACATTATGGCTTTATTTAAGGATGACAGGTATGATGACATAAGTTTGGCTTTACGCTACGGCATACCTTTAGAAAACGTTAGGGAAATAGCTAGACTTATAGATATACCGTATATAGGTAGGATGAGGGCGTACAAACTATTCAGGAGTGGTGTTACTAGGTATAATTTATGTTCTAAACGTGATATTATACGTGATGTATTGGGTGAAAAACTCGCGGATAAAATATTTCATTTTGTTTGTACTTCGAACTCAAGGGACATGTAACGCAGTGGTACGAGTTTAAAGTGGTTTAACGCTATCCTCTTGTCAGCCATAACCTTGAACCCTTTCTTTTTTAATCTCCTTATGAATTCAACGTCTTCTGATGTGTAGGGTTTGTACGTCATGTACATGTTTATATTTTGCGGGTATTTAGCTATGTGCTTCAGTTTTCTTAATGTCTTGAACGGTATGTAAACGAATGATAATGATCCCCAATTTATTTCGTATAGGTCTTTGTCCTTAGGCGGTAATGGGTCTATTAAAACTCCCAGGTGGCTTACTGCTATCCCCAATACGATATCGGCTTCCCGTTCATCTTCTTTTAATATTTCTTTTAACTGTAATGGTGGGTTTAATACGTTTATATCTGAGTCTATCATTATTAGGTCTTCCTTTAACAGTTTCGCTTTAGATATGCATACACTTCTATTTAAGTCTACGCGGTTTGATATGGCGAAATCGAATTTGAATTTACCCTCATTTGCCCACTTTACAGTGTTGAGAAGTGGTTCAGTATAAGTTACCCATCCAACAGGTATGCATACTAACATATTACATCACGCTGAATAACATCCATCCCCTTGTAGGCATATTGTTATAGTTGGCGTGTAATTTATAACTATTGTTGTAGCAGTCCCTCCGATTCTGGTTGTCACGTTTTGAGTTGTGAACGCAAGAGTAGTATGTCCCGTGAATTGTGGTAATCCGGGTGTTATTGTTATACTGAATATGGTGGTTGGTATATTAGGAGGAGGTAATATTGTAGTACCCGTAATGTTTACTACAGTTGTAGGTACGTTACCGGGTGGTGGTTGTGTTGTGATGAAGATGTTTACAGTAGTAGTGGGTACATTACCGGGTGGTGGTTGTGTTGTGATGTAGAAGTTAATGAAGTCAAGTATTGCCTGGTTTATGTTTATACATAAGTTGTATGCTACATTTAAGTAATCTACCGTGTTTTCACCGTAAACGTATGAAGCCGGAGCGATTAATGTGGTACACACAGATGAGCCTAGGGGTACTGCAAGTTGTCCTACTTCTGCGAAAGCGTTTACTGTGATCGTGTTCACGTTTTGTGAGACTGCTGTGGTAATGGATGATGACAGTAAGGGACTTAGTAAGTCTGTGGCGGTTATTAAAACTACGGGTGTCAGTCTTACCACTAAATTGTACTGTAAGTTCAGTGTGTCAGATATTATTTGTGCGTACTGTGATGCTGATACCAGACCACCGGTTACTACGAACTGGTTTAGTGTTATGACGTCTTCGATGTATATGCTTATTATGTGACCCGGTTTGAATTGCGGTAACAATGGAGGAGCCGGTGGTGGTGTTAATTGTGACAGTGTTGTTATGTAACTCTTTGACGCGAACGATGGTGGTTCTACATGAGTTGTATGGTACGGGAATAGTGTCGTGGACGTGGTTGGTGGCGTATACCTCTTTATTGTGGTTGATGTGATATCCGGGTAGAACGCTTGTATCATTGTTTCCGCAAACATCCCGCTGATACCCGCTACCACAGGGCTGAACGCTAACATTAACGCCCTTGTTAAGGGTGATATGTTTTGTGATAGCCAACTCCTTCTTATTGTACTTTTCATTATTTCCATTGCAGTGTTAAACCCGATCAGTCTTGCCGTAGCTTTGCCGAATTTTGATGATTCTTGTTTTAAGATGTCAAAGGGTACTGAGTCCGTAAAGTGTTTGTACATTTGTGATGCGGATGATACTAGTGTTGTAGCTTGTGTTGTTACGAAATTTATTGCATCTTGTACAAATATACTAAATGCTCTGAATATCTGAGGAGCCACGTTTAGGAAGCCGAACACGATTTCAATCGCGTCTTGTACGAGTCTGAACGCTGTTGTGAAGATATTTACAAGGTTGTTATGTATCGTGTTTATAATGTTTCTTAGGTCGGTGTAGATTGAAGCGAAGAAGTTTATTAGGTCGGGTATATGGGATGCTATGTAATGTATGGCGTCAACCAGTGGTGAGAACGCTATTTTTAACGCTCCCAATATGTGGGAACCTAAAGTTTGGAACCCTGAGAGTATCCATGAACCGAACATGTGTAACCCGGTGAGGATCGCACCGGGAATTTGTGATAGAAAGTTGAATATATCACTTGGTATTTGTGCGAGATATCGTACTAGTGTGTTAAATGTCTTCACAACCGAGTTCCCGAAATTTTCGATATCATGAGGAATTGACGCTACTGTGTTAATGCCTCCGCTAAGTACGTTAGTGACGGGTCTGAAAATGCCGGTAAATAATTTCTCGATATCTATTAGTGGGTTACTCATTTTGTATCACCACTATTTGAAATATGTAATAGTTTGTTGTGGCGAGTAGTTGCTTATTGAGTATTGTTATTACTTGTACTTTAATTCCTCCCATGTCCATGAATGCTCCTACAAGAGTTGAGGAATATGTCGTGGAAGGTTTAAACGGTGTATTAGGTGGTAAGGTCGTACATTGATAAGACACGCTTTGCGGGATTAGCCTATTTGCGATATTTATAATCGCTGAAGGTAACGCTACGGCAATTAGTGAGATTCCGTTAAACTCGTTTATGGGGACGTTTAGTTGGTTATACGTTTGCATGAACAACGTGTTTTGTATATTATTATAGAATGACGTTGGTATAAGTAACGTGAGGATGATGTAATTTACTATGAAGATGGGTGTGGATATGGCGTGACAGTTACCCGATACGTATAACCAGAATGAGTATGCCGGGATCGGTGTTTTCACAGGTCCTACGGGTGTTATACGTGTTATGTTGATCGTTCCTTGATAAGTATTAGTCTCTATTGAAAGTTCTATTGCCACGTTTACGGTTACGGAAATTCCCGGGTTTTTCGTGACGCTCTGCTGTAGTATATCATCTGTTATAATGTATTGGTTACCAGCCCATAATTGTACCTCGTTGAACGTATACGTGTTTGAACTGCTGTCAATTGCAGTGTAGATAAGTGCTTGCTCGTTTTGGCTTATTTCGTTATACTTGAATTGTGAAACGGGGAGTTGTGCTACCACGTTCCCGTTATTTAATAGGACTATGTAAAACGTGCTTTGGACTTGGAGACCTTGTACGTATGCGGATGTACTCTTATATCCGTTAAGTGTAAGTTGTTCTGCTAAATTGATGAAATCGGTAGTAACGGGCATTTTATCACTCATTTATGTTTAGTGCCTGTAATGTTGATGAGCCGTACGGTATTTGTAATATTATGCTTATTTGACCTGCTGTTATTTGACTCGGGTTTTGTACTTGTACTATTCCTAAAAACGCAGATAGTACGCCTTGTATTGTGAAGACTGGTAACGCGTAATACACGCTTTGTGCGGGTGTAATGAACACTGCGAGTGATACTATGGCTTCGGTTCCGGTTAAACCATACGTTATGATAGGTGATACAATTGACGCGTTTTCTATCACGTTAAGGCATTGGTCTGTTAGGATAATGTTTGTTATTCCTAGAATGTTAGGTAGTTTATTGTTTGCTAAGTAATACGTGTATACTTGTGTTATGTAGCTTGACAACGGGGTTGATATTTGTGAGACTATTGTATTAGCGTTCGGTATTATGAGTAATGCCCACACGAGGTTAACCACACTTGCCGTGTTTGACGCTTGTGATAACGTTGACGTGTTACATGTGGTTGAGCATTGTGAACACGCTTGTTGTGTGTTTGTGAAATTTATTAGTGAAGATGATGATATTATTTCCTCAGTCCACGTTACGTTTACTATATCGTTGATGTTTTTTGTTAGTGGGTTCTGTAATGTTACTGTGGCTATTTTCAGGTAAAGTGTGTTCTGGACTACAGTGTATAATTCAAGCTGGTTAAATGTATATTGTACCGGTGTTGCGTCACTTCCTACGAACGTTACACTTGTTAGTTCACCGTTGGTTGTTATTTGGTCGTTGAATTTAGTTATGTTTGTTGATATTGTTGTAACTACTGCGTTATTGTTAAGTAATACGATTACTACTTGTGTTGGTAATGCGAACCCGGATCCGTAACCGTAACCTCCTAATGTGCCTGAAAGTACCGTTTTTCCTAGTGCGATAGCGAAATCCGAACTGACGTCATTTGTTTTCGCTATTCTTGTCTTTCCTATTACTATTTGTACTCTGCCCCTCAGTTTGATTTGCACTAAGTTTCACCTCAACTTTACTTCTCAACTTCACTTTCATATGTAAAAATACGTGTACGAGTAAAAAAATGATTATCATGAATCACGTGCTATATAAGTAAACGTATTATCTGTAGTAACAAGTTATATTATAATCAGTTGTTGAGCCATCCGTTATTATTATGAACGTAGTTATAAGACAGTATTTATGTTCGTTTAGTTTGAATTCCATTTCCCACATGTTGGTTTGTGTAGTATGTCTTATCACGTAATCTATGTGTGTTAATTCAAAACCTACCCGGATCATAGCGTTTATTAATTCTTCTTTCGTGAAGTCGGGCTTAACGGAGAACGTTTTCATGCTCGGTGGTTCATTGTCTGCGAAATTTTTTATTTTTTCAATTAACTCCATAAGGTATATTTTTTCAGCTTGCATGAAATTATATTTTATTGTGAATATAAAAAGTCTCATAGTCAATGATATGAAATCCTTTGGTTATACATTTTTATATATTATGAAATATTTAATGAGAACTCGAAGAAGTTTAATAGCGATGGTGACGGTGTACATATAAAGCCATACTCAACACTCAATACCGTATTACCCAGTAATATGTAATAAAGGGTCATTACCACAATCGGGCAATTCCCACCTTGTTGGTAGTTGTTATAAATAATAGTGAATGACAGACCTTGTATATTTTGTGCGTACGGTGTGGGAGTAACGTTAATCTGCGGAGCTTGTTGTTTTAATAGTGTACTGTTAGTGAAGAAGTTCAATAAGAACTGGTATAGGGGAAAGAAGTTTACGAGTATACCGGATTGGAATGTGTTAATGTTTATTATTATAGTCCACGTTATCACGGCTTTTCCTAACAGTACTTGAACTGTCGTTGAGACTGACGCTATTTCTACCAGACTGTTGTTAGTTAGGACAGCTTGTAAATGCAAGTCTACGTTGTTGGACTGGAGGTTCTGAAGTAGGGCTTGCAGTGTGATCGTGATTTGGTTTAACTCTGTAGTCGTTTTAGTTATTGTCGCTGGTACGGTAACGTTGTTTATAGATTCGTATATTTGGTACGATTTAATTAGTGGCTGTTGACCCTGGAACGCTTGGTTTAGGTAATTTATGAACGAGTTGTTTATTGTGTTCTTGTACGTAGCGTCAATTTCTACTTTACCAGCCAACTGGAGAAGTACTTGGACTTTTGGCACTTATATCACCCATCGGTACTACAAGTAGGATTAAGAGGTCATCGTTTTCTTGTTTATAATAAATTCTTACGTTTTGTGCGTTCTCAAGTATCATCTTATCTAATTTTGCTTGGTTAATAACGAATCTCCCTTCAAACCCCTCGAAAGGGTCGGTTAGGTTAACGTTAGGCTTTACATAAACGTAAATCTTTTCGTTGGCTTTCGTGACATTTAAAATGTTGAAATTTGTCGTGTTTTGGTTTACTGTCTGGTTTGCTAATAGTGTTGAAAAGAATAGTTTTGCAGATATCGTTACTATAAACGACTGCGAATTAACATCAAATTGTATGTTTTTTGTAAACGGTTTTATTTCATCAGGAATCGGGATGCTCATTATAGACCACTATTTATGAGTATTGCCATACTACCAATAAATTGTAATGAAGTTAGAGGGTCACGTTGAAAATTATTGTAAAAGTTTATCATTACTCTAGCTGAGTATTTAAGTAATACTAAAAAGTACCGTGCTAGGATACGGAAATAATGTAATATAAGCCTTGCGAGTCGTGACGCGATTCGTGAAAACCAGTCAACGAATTTACCGAAAGCTCTAGCAATGGTGTCAAACCCCCTTCCCACAGTTCTAACTATCCCGCTTACAACCCTACCTATGGCATCCGCAATACCGCTTAGTCCTCCTCCTATCCCACCACCTACAGATCCCAATATACCAAGTACTGCTTGTGCCATATTTTAAAATGCGTTGAAATGGATAATAAGTGTTGCAGTGCATGATTTACCGTAAGGACACGTTGTTGATTCAATGCCTGATATTAATGTAGTGTTTTTGTTACCTAATGAATCACTGATTATAAGTGTTGTTGGTTTGATCGCTTGACATTGGGAATAGTTTATTGAGAGTGATAAAACGGTTGATGGTGTTGTTGTGGCTACAGAGTAATTAGCACTACCGCTTCCAATGGATGAAACTTGTGATGTAGCACAATAATATGTGGTATGTACTGCTGTGGTAGTCCTTGTTGTGTGTGCTAGGATAGGTCTATTTATTACGAGATACCACTGTGTTACCGTCCAATTGTACAAATAACCTACTAATGCGTATAGTATATCTTGTGTTAGGTTGGCTTCCCAAGGCTGTGCTTCAACTGTAACTTGTAATGCTATTGCGAGTGTTTGATAGGATTGTTTCACTATATTTATGGGGATGGTTAACATCTTATAACCGTTAATTAATAACACGACTTGAGTAGCCGTATAAGAGTTAAATGTATCATCCGTGAGTACTATTATAAATTCAGTTCTTGAGTTTATTTGGAATATTATTGCTTGGGGTGATATTGTAGAACCGGTTGATGTTATTATTTGCCAACTTACACTAAGGGAGTTTTTGACTAATGCACTGTAAACCGCATTTGTACTACTCATATAAGATTTTTATTTTAGCGATACTTAAATAACTATATGAAGGTTAAGGTTCAAAATGTTAACTTTGAGGATTTGTTGAAGAAGATGAAGAAGAGAGAAATAAAACTCAAACTAAATTTACATATCATTGAAGGTACCGGAACTAGGGAAGTTGATATGATTAGTAGGAGTCCGAAACTGGGTGAGATAGCGAGAGTAAAGGTAAAGGTTGTGGATAAGGTTAAAAAAATAACATCTGCTCACAACCAAGTTACGCAAGCCGGAGCTTATTATTTTCTCAATACGATTAGCGGTGCTTTGAGACAAAGTACCGCCGTATCATCGGGTTCATATAGTGGTCAACTGATTATAATACTTAATAGTGGAGTTAATGTGAATCTTGCAGTTACAGGTATTCCACAAGTTATAAGTCCAACAACAGGTATCATATATTATATTGCAACTTATACTCCCGGTTCAACTGTGACTATAAGTCAATTAAAATTATATATAAGTTTTGCATATGCTACCGTTGGTACTGGATGTCCCAATGTTAATTTTGGTTGTGCTAGTGGTACATATACTAGTTACGTTACATATTATGGACCTGTAATATTTGCAGAATTAAATTTGTCTCTTACATTAAATAGCTCATCTATATATTCATTCCTATGGGAGATACAAATTATAAATAACTATACGAATCCACAGCAATATAATACAATTACATGGCTTGTATTCATGTTCTATAATAATACGGGTTATTATCCTGTGGTTCAAAACGGTATTCTAGTTATTACTAGTGCGGGGACAAGTAATACTTATTGTGGACAAAACTATAGTACTATAGGCGTTAGTAAAGTAAACGGTTTTGTATATATCTCAGGTAACGGACAACCATATTTTATATTATTAACGTTATTCAATAACCCGATCAGTAGTAGTAGTGAAATAGGATATATTAATGGTATTTTGGTTACTAATTTGGGCTTAATAGCGGTTAACTTGTCATGTTCAGCTTGTGCACCGCCTAATCAAGCATTTTTAGGATGCGGTCTTGAAATATTTGGTAATTTTAACATTCAAATACCCGCTCCATCATCATCAGAACCCGTTATTACTTTTCTTGAAGCGATTACGGTGACATCATAGTGAAAGTTAAAATTGACGGTATCGTGAGGATAAAACAGCAAGGTAAAGTATTATATGAGATAAAAAATAACATAAATTTTACATCATTACTCTCGGTACTTTATAAAGTGTTCACTAATTCACCTCCATCCGGGTCATCAAAACCTACGGTTTATATGGAAGGTATCTATGTGACAATGACATATAGTAATTTTGTTTGGACTGGGACGTTTAGCCTTATAGCCAATGTGAAGGTCACGAGCCTTTTACTTTATGCCACATTTAACGGGTTTCAATTTCTTGCCAGCCAAGTAAATACTACGCTTTATCTATCACCGGGTACGTATACAATTGAATGGATATGGATAGTAGATGACCCCGTAGGACTTGTGAAAAGGATACTAAACTTTGGCTTTTCCGGGACTTATAAGAGTTACAGTATCGCTAGTGGTACGTGTACGTCATTACAATCAGTAATTGTACAACAGAGTAACATTACATTCCTATTTTCATGTTTTGAAACCACGTCTACCACTTATACTAACTTCACTATTACTTTTGATACTACGAATAGTGCCGGTACCACTTACGTCTCAACCACAACTTTACCTTTCGCTTTACAATTCAAACTAAACGCTCCTAACACACTTCTCGTTCCGTTTACAATTCAGTTCGCATAGTTTTTTTACCATCTTTTTTCTGATACTTAGTTATGTACGGTATTATAACACATGTACCTTGTAGTCCGTGTAGTTTCACGTATATAATACAAACGATAAACAACAATCTAACGGATTACACATTGATACCCGTAGTGTTCAGCGTAGGGAAACTGAACATAAGTGACGCATATCACTTTTTCAACAGTTTTCAGCACCACAAGGAGAGAGATGACATTATCATATGGGTTGACACACCAATCCACATAACGAAAAAGTTCCCGGACTTCAAGGGTAAAGTTTACACCACATCCAGTTGGAACGCAGAGATGATAAGGGAAGCCGGTGTCCACGTTGACGGGATAGTCCCGAGACCCATAGATGAAAAGACAATAAGTAAAACGGAAGTGAAAACGAAAGATCTGGATTTCGTAATGATAGGAGCGAATATTAGGACTAATGATAAAAAGTGGTTTAAAGTTTCACGTTATGTGTATATGGATAACGACACTGTCATATATGATAAAAAGAATGTAAAACTTTACCGTCTCGTGAAGGGTAAGAAAGTCCTCGTATCTCATGATTCTTTTGCGGATATAAAATACCATTCACTAACACAGGAAGAGAAGTACCTGTTATTAGCTAGGGCTAGGTTTTACTTAGCGTTATCCCACAGTGAGGGGTTCGGTCTCCCTCCCGTTGAGGCTATGGGAGTGGGTACGATACCCATTTTCCCGGAGTGTCACGCTTATAAGGACTGGTTAATAGGTCTCTCCGTCAAGTGTCAGGGTTACGACGTAATTGATACTCCTGCAATGCCCCATCGTTTCTATTATTTTGATGAAAAGGAAATGTTGGAGTTGACGGAATACGCAAGGGGAATGAAACGGGAAGATTATGAAGAATTATCGAGAAAAGTTAAAAAACACGCTGAAAAATTTTATGTTAAAGAGGTGATTAAGCAATTGCAACTCTTCTAAACTACAAATACATATTCCCCGAACGCTATATCGTGTGGCTAAAGTTATGTCACATTAAATCGTTCTACGGAGATGAGATGCTGAAAAACTTTTACGAATGTGTAGAGAAACGCGATGGCACCGTCCTACCACGAACGCATAGACTAAGGGGATGGTGTTATGAATATATCCATAAGGACGTAAAACTACCGTCAATTGACAGAATAATCACGATATATTACAAGGTGGGAGAAGATAAGGTGAAATGCGTCTTATGTAATAGGGAATTCGCTCCATCGCAATACGCAAAACATTTTATTAACTTTCACTACGACTTTGTAAGTAGCAATGCAAAAAACTGATCACGAAATACGTTTCGCATATGCTTTATACATTTTGTTTGCACTGATACTTCACTGTTATCATAATTATATATTATTAAGTATATTTTTAGTATGGCTAACGTATGAAAACGTTTTCGCGATAATGCGAAACCTTAAACTCTCAACACTTATTATAAGTAATGTAATAGGGCTGGTCACTTTTTACGCAGTGTACACGTTTGACCTAATCATGATGCTGGTAGTTTTACCTATTTACTTGGGTTACGGGCTATATCTGAATTACTTAGGATTACGTAAATAATTTTCAATCATGTCCTTTATATCATTTTTTAGTTTTTGCTCGTAAACTTGGTATATGATTTGTTCTATGTCGTTGTGGATGTCACTCCTAAGTCTTTGTTCGTAGAGTCGATACACAGTATTCTCTATCTCCTTTACCATTAGGTTATAAGTAGTATATATTATACCGATAACGGATGAAACAAAAGCAATAATAGTATATATATCAGGGTCTACAATTAATATTATTGCTGTAATTATTAAAATTACAAAGATTGCAGAATAGAGTCTAGACTTAAGCACTCCTCATCACCGAAACAACAGGTATTTAATTGGGTGCCTACATTAAATTTCTCATAACACAGGGGTTCGGTGTAATTATACCCTTCCAGTCTCGCACAGAACATACCCCATAGCGTCTCCAGTTCACTTAGCTGTTGTAAAGTAAAGCCGTTCTCCTTATTAGCAATTGCAATGATTGAATAGAAATCAACGAAATCGTATACGAGTCCTACAACCGTATAGCCCTTCTTCTTTATCGCTTTAATGTCCTTTACCATAACGTTTAAGTATCTTTTTAGTTGATACGTACATAGCGTATATGACCCGTTCATTTAGCATATCCTCAACTTTTCTAATCTCTCATACGCCTCCTTGTCTCCCTTTACACTGTCAAGTATTTTATCATAGTCATAACAAATGAAAGCGTGGTTTACAACGTCAATCATCATAGATATCGTTTCCGTATAATGTTTTCTATTTTTTATTAACCAGAATAGGTTTTCAATAAACTGGAAAATAGACCAATACGATGGCATCAGTTGTACACCCCCGGGAATTCAGCTATATAAATTGATGAGTCCGTTATCTGAGTCTCATTTATCTTCTTCAATAGTTCTTCATCTATCTTGATAGCAAGTTGGGGTTGTATAATATACGTTTCACCTTGAACGTTCTCAATGATTATACCAACATCATATACTCTATCTAGCGTTTTCTCGAACACTTGTGCAAATACCATCTTCTTTTCCAACTCTTTACCGGTAACGTAGTCTCTAACTACCACATTAGTTAATAACTTCATATGCCTATCACCGATAACATGTTTTTGTTTGTAAGTATCGTTTGTAATGCTACTATGGGTATCCTTATCACCCGTTGGTTGGTTATCACGATAACATCATCAACGCTTTTTAATATTACTATACCTTTTGACACTACGAGGAGGTCGTTCTGATAAAAGTATTCACCCCTGACCACACATGGGTTACAATCTATATCGAGGTTACCGAATTTCAAAGCACCCTTATATAGCATATTTACATTTTTGTACCGAATATTTTATTGTTTTCTTGTATTTTTCCCCGTTATATAACTCAATATGCTTATTATACCGGTCACGATAACGTATACTATTTGTATCAAATTTGTATTACTACTTAACTGAGGATTTACAGTGAACGTGAATATTATACTTATTGCTATTGCTACAAGCCCTATTACTATCACTATATCAAGAGATACTGAAGTATCTTTCGCACTCATCTTAACTCACCTATTTCAATTGTATATTCATATAATTCCTGATCTATATTCGGTATTACGATATCCCAGAACTTATAGTAATTAATGAGCTTGTTTAACGTACGCTGTGTCAACAGTACCATGTACGCGTATGTTAAACCCGTATCGGGATCTGTTATATAACTTAAAACAAAAATATATTGTATAAATTTGGAAAATATTATACCGTTAATGGGAATTATCTCGTTTACAGTAGTAGTTTTGCCTTCCAGTGTCTCCCTTTCCACCTCCCTAGTTATAAAACTACCATACAACACAAATTTTCCAAAAAGTAACAGGGGTCTCGTTAATAACTCACCGTTTACACGCGTAGCCGTACCTACTCGTAATATCCCTTCAACTATGTCTCCGTTGAAATACATATGTTTATATTCTGGTTTTAAATATTTAATAATAATGGTGGACGTAGCTGATTTAGAGGCAATATTCCAAGATTTGGAAGATATATGTTCAAGACTTGAAAGGAGGTTCCACTTTGAGTATAAAATAGAAATACCGGCACCGCAAGGTTCATCTGTAGGAAGTGGATTACATATAATGTTCTCATGCATGGACGGTAATTATTACATGACCATATTTGAGAGAGGGAAGGCACAGAAAACACGTGTAGTGACAAGGGAACAATTATTAAATAGGATAGAGAAGTATACGAGTAGGTCACAAGGTAATAGTGTTATTGATTATTTCTTCCAGAGCTTTGCGGGTGATAATGGATGAGTGCGAGGTATTATAAGGGTATTTTCGTTACGTTCACCCCTCCCGGTGAGGTTACAGACCACGTATACTATTGTTACCAGTGCATTACCGTCGGTGGAGAGCTTGACGTGGCAAGTAGCACAGTGTACAATGCGGACATGATCGTAGGATTGATGAACGGTAGTGTAATTATAATAACATCTGAAGAGAAGATAACAATAGGTAGGGAGGAAATTGCGGATCTATTAAACGGTGAGGCAAGCAAGATATACGGTGAACTCCCGGAAAACTTATAACTTGTAGTAACGCATAGTATCATATGATAATAGGGTCAAGAATCAGTAGATTAGAAAAAGTTAAGGTAGAACAATCTCAAGGTACGGGAAACCCCTCACTTTCATTTCAATGGTTAGACCAGAACGATATAGAATGGATAATTGATAACCCCACACAAAGCGAAATCTACGTGTCAATACTGAGAAACGGTTACGTATTCGGTAGTGCGTTCGCTGAGGTTTACATTGGTAACGGGTATGTGGACTTATGGACTGATAAGTCACAAAGTACATCGGACAGTAACCCTTATAGGATGGCTGTGTTATCAAGTAATAACTTCAAGAATATCGTGTTCGTGTTTAAAGTACCTCCAAAGACAGTCCTCCATGTACCGGAAGGTGGTTTTAGTCAACAGAACCCACCGGCAGACTACTCGCTGATAAACGTTACACCCTCAAGTCTTAAGTCGTATCTTGTGGCATATGATCCCGTCCTACCTATGGCTTACATTCTGCAAACAGGTAACGTTGTACTAAGTATGCCGGATCCGTACCCGCTTACAGTTTACGAATTCACATCAAACGTTAACTTACCTAACCCGTTCCCTAGGTTGTTCTTCCAGTATTCAACGCTTCAGAAATTACTATTACCGGTGTCATAATGCAAACTGAATATAACGCACAACAGATTGCAGATTGTTTGTATTATATTGCAAACATATACATGAACGAAGATAAGGACAAGGCATATAAACTAATAACAGATGTTATAAATAGTCTTGATAAGGAAAAAAAGAAAACTGTGATTAAGTTTTTTATACATCTGATGAAAGATTTAGCTTAACATCCACTTAATTCTCTCTACTTTAGCTACGCCCGTAAAGTCTGTGTCCATGTACTTTTTTATATAACGTCTCACACATGCCCTAGCTAATTCGCTTACATTACCTTCATAAAATGCGTTAGCGTATTCCTTAATTAAAGTCAAGTAATCTTCATCAATCTTGAGTGAAACGACCCTAAGATCCGCTACAACTTGTCCGTCCCCTTTTATGTTTTCGTTTAACCCCTCGATTAAAGCATTACGTACTATTTCGCTCAACGTTTGGTCTTTTCTCCTCATGTTAGCTAGGATTTTCATTACATCTATTTCGTTGAGCTTAACGGTAAACGCTCGCGTTTTATTTCCCCCCTAATTAATTTTATTGTCGGTAGCTCACTTTTTAAAATTACGTCACTGACTTTATCAAAATCATCACTATAGAAACCATATAGTACACCTAATACCCAAATAGTGTACTGGGTATACATCATGTTCACTATCCTTTGGTCTATCTTGTAGTATAAGTTATTTATTATCGTATACGCGTTATCGGTAGCCTTCTTGAGGTCAGCCAAAAACTCGTTTATGTGTTCAGCTGATATGTCTTTGTACGCGTCACGTTCGGCTTCTACGTTAAAGTAGTGTACTGCTGTGTTAAAAAATAAAGTTAATAAAGGGGTTTCATTTTTTATATAAAATAATGAGTAGTTATCAGCTAATTCAACGATTTTTGCTTCTTGCATTATATTATATGCCCACACACCTAAGGCAATTGAGTATAAAAATGGATCAGCAAAAAATTTTTTACTATTCAAGTAAAATGTTTTAATTAGAGTTAAGTTTAGATTATTGAATTTAGGTTTCGGTAATATCTCGTTCATATATATACGTTTAGTAGATTGAGATATAAATTTATCTTAATGGCTAGAAAAAGAACATCAAAAAATGACCCACTGCGAATGTACCTAAACTATGTACGAAAATTACAAACTATGGGTGACGCCTACGATGAATCAGCGAAGTATAGGATAGCGAATTTTGAGAACGGTTTCAAGTCACTACACATGGTTGAGAACGAGTTCAAACAATATCTCGCAAACGTAATAGATGAGGCAATCAAGAGCGGAGCCTCTCCGCAAGACTTACCATATGTAAATGAGATTAAGTTAGCTTTAATGAAGATTTTCACATCATGGTTAAAGTATAGTAACGAGAAGTTAGGAGCAAATGAGATTGCGATCAACGTAGCAGGGACGGCTACTATGACGTTAACCGAAAACTTATACGGTACAAGAGTTAGCTGTGAGGAAGCTGTGTCATTAATAAATAGTATATTCGCAGTTTGGGTTGGAGTAGAGCCTTTTGAGGCTGAAGAACGTGAAGGAGCGTGTCTTGTAACGCCTAGATCACCATTACCTCCAGTACCTATAAGTTCGCCAACAGGCTTCTCGGCTCCAATCCAGGAAGTTCTACAAGCTAAATCACCTGAGGAAATAATCGGTGTTAAGGGTGGTGCGTGATGCCCTCCAGAAGAACCGGTATAACAACCGAAGACGCGATTACCAAGTATAGTGTAAAAGCTAAGACAGAACAAACCGCATATAAGAACGCCACGAAAGACATGGTAGTACAAGCACAGAACATAATGAACTTCTACAGTGTAGTAAACCAAGCGTTAATACCTTGGCTTAACGCTCACGGTGTCGGGGGGAACCTAAGGATACTCTACAGACAGTTAGCAAATGAATACGTTAAAGTGTTAAATACGAAACAAAGCGGTGAAGTGATAAAGAGGTTAAAGATTGCCTTAAGGCATAAATACTGGTTAAGAGGACTGGATGAAGCAATGTTAGATGAGTTTATGGACTATATAGACAGTTTGAAGAGTACTACAACGAACTATATAATATTCAACATGCAATCAAGTAAGTGATAAAATGAGTTTTACGACTATTTCTTGAAGCGATTCATTTTTTTCAAAATACTTTTGCATTAATGTTCTGGGTACCGGGATATATACGAATAAGCTACCCCTATCTTGATTATCTACTGCAGTCAACGTACCTCTTACAATATCCAGAAAAAAAGCGTGACGTGATGGAAAACCAAGCCTCCTCACGAGTTCATCAAGTTCGAGCCTATCTTGTATTGATACCTTAAATATTATACTTTCACGACTGTCCTTCATTTTCCTCCTCCATTAGGACTTCTGATATCGTTTGTTTCAGCCTATCCCTTTCCTGGACGCTTATCCCACCCGCCATAGCCTTTGATAGATATCCCTCAAACGCGTCAACAATACGTTCAACCAATCTAGTACTAATGGGCTTCCTACTTACAGCCTCCTTATACTTGTCACTCGTAAGTGCTAAACCATCTATCACACTCTTCCACCGTTTCTCGATACCTCGAAACTCGTTAAGTGTCCTCACGCTCTCCTCTAATCTTACCTCAAGAGGTAGGCTTCGGAATAACGCGATAATCTCGTTCTTATTTAGGTTACCGGGAGTGTACCCTGTAACTTTTCTATTCAGGAATTGTTGGAAACTTGGGATGTTGTAAAGACTCTTACCACCAGGTTCTTGTCCACTTTGATCTCGTAGTCCAGCATGTCCACCCCTTGCACTCTCATCAGTGCTAGGGCTTCCGCTAAGTTCTGGTTGATTCTCTGGATTATCTCGTTCAATTCTTTCTCGTAAAACTTGTTCAATACTATTGCTACTTTTAGCTGGTGTTTTTTGTCGTTGTAATTCCATTGGAACATATCTTGATATTGTTTTTCCAACGCTATCAGTTTCATCTTGTCCTCCTCCGTCATCACTCCCGTTATTTGGCTCATCGCTAGTTCCACGTTGTTCACTGTCCTGAACGTCACTTGGAACGGGGTTAGTTTGAATTGTTTCATTAGCTCTTGTTTCGCTTCCTCCCTCATTTTCTTTATCAACGTCTTGAGGTCTATCACTACTTTCAACTCCCCCGGGTTTTGTATTACTTGTACGTCCACTCCTCTTTTCTTTATCGCTTTGATCTCCTTGCTCATCGCCTGTTTTAGTTGGGCTAGCCATTCGTTCTCCACAATGTAAATCTATCCCGCACAAATATAAATACCCACCGGTTTACCGAAACCCACCATTTACTACTTTTATACGAAAATACACAAGATGTATACATAAGAGGTGTTAGAGATCGTGAGTAGCATAAGTTCAGCTATAACGACCTTAACAAATGCCCTAACATCATTGTTAACAAGCTTCATAAGCTTTATAGCATATGCCGTACAAAGCCTTGCAAACGTTTTAAGTAGCTTCGCTAACCCATTAGGTCAACTGTTCGGAGTTGTGGCTGTAATAGGAGTAGTAATAGCCTTAGTGCTGGGAGCGTTCGGAAGAATAGGCGTATTCAGAGGCTTAGGTGGAGTATTCAGAAGACTATTAGGAGGACTATAACAAGCCGTATAGGCGTATTAAATAAATTCAAATACTTTTTTATATAATTCTTCTACATAAAATATATCCTCAGTCTTTATTGTAGGCTTACACACTTTCTCATCATTAAGTGCTTTCATTAACAATTCTAAATACTCATCCTCATCATAGTATTGGAACAAGAACCAGTGATTCGTATTGGGTGATAAAACAAGTTTAACATCCGTGAGCCTAGCGGACTTAACGTTCACGAACTCCCTTGTAGCGTCAATATCACCCATTATAAGTTGTTGATTTAACACGACACTCTCAATGGCAGGATAACCTATCCCTTCAACTTGCGACGGGAACAACATTACCCTACTTTTCCCTACCTCCTTAAGAAAATCAACGTAATTTGAAGTTTCCGGAATGTCTGTAATTTTTATCTTCTTAAAGTTAGTGAAGAAAAGCCTGATATCCTGATGTACACGTAAACGTAACGTTACAGTCTTATCTGTCATGTTGTCTAACTTTCTAAGAACCCTTCCCAGTATATCATGTCCTTTTCGAAATGGCTGAGTCAAAACGGTCACAAGGTCGTATTCCTTCTTAACGTCTAAATTTCTCACAGTCATGGGTTTATGCACGACCTCCGTAATGTTTTTAACTTCACAGTTTTCCAGTATTGCCTTAACGAAATTTGAAGCCGGTACGAACACTATATTATCACTTTTTATGAAATTACAATCAACGAGAGGTGTATCAGTCCACATTACAACTTTTTCATATCGTGTGGCTATTTGAGGCAAAAAAATATGGTCACCTATCACTATTAACTTAGGTACTTGTGAAGGAGACGGGTATTCATTAACGTATTCATATTTTACTTGGTTCTCCCACCCGTAGCCTTTCATTACGAAAATCTTTGTACTTTGTATATTCCGGGTCTGTATGGCTTTAACACCCCCATATTTATCAACAATTTTATACTTAAATTCACATCTACGTTACATTCCTTGGCTATACTAACCAACACACGCTCATCAACGTACTCCTCGTTGTTTAGCATAAGGTAAAGGTAAGTTAACAAGCAAGGTACCCTTGAAAACAAACTAAACATTTTTTATCATCTTATCACATTATCATACGTGATACTTTGTAAAAAAGTAAACGTTGTACTTGTAAAGAGCCAAAACGCAAGCGATGATATAATAACATGGGATGAACTTCAAACAAGAAAAGACATAGTCAGTTATGAGATACTTGAGCGTGATAATTTTTTCACGTGGAGAGCAAAGGCAAAAGTGTGTTTCAAGAGAACTAAAAACGTAAATATGAATATGAGCAAAGAAGAACGCTTCCTCTACATTTACATGAATTATCGTGGACTAACGTTATTAGAAAAAAATGAGTATACTTTTTATCTCAGTTTTTTATGTAAAAGATTAAATAGATGTACACTATATAATATGTTGATACAAAATGAGAATAGCGATCGTATATAGCCCGATCAGAAGAGTAGGAAGTACCTATATTCAATATCAGTTGATTACTGAAGGTCTACAAGAAAACGGCGTGAAAGTTGACACATACGATACGTTTACAGATGACCTTACGCAATACGATGTACTAATATGGTGGATGCCATTCCGCACGCCTGAATTTGAGAATTTCATACATGCAAAGAAAAGGTATACAAAACTACAATTACTTTTCAACCCAATCGATACGAATTCGTTATCAGAGTTCGTAAAGAAAAGGCTCAAATATAATATAGACCTAATAATAACCCCGTCCACGCACAATTACGAGTTATTCATGAAAGAGGGATTCAACCCATTATTATTACCCCACGCGATACACGAGAATATTGATGAAGTCCAATGCGAACTTAACGATGATAGGTATTATATAGAAACGAGGTCATTTCCTTATAGAAGAGGAACGGATATAGCGTTACAGTACGACGTGAAGGTAATTACTGCAGTACAATATGTTGAAAACCACAACGCTTTCCTTAAGGTCATGTGCAAAGCCGGGAACATGATAATACCGGCAAGGGGAGGAGCGTTTGAAATACAAGCCCTAGAGGCATTAGCACTCGGGATGAAAGTATACTACTCTCAAAGGAAAATCTTTGATTACATTATTGACTTTAAACCCACGTTTGAAATTAGGGGTGAATACTGTAAAACGGAGTACCTTAACGATATATATCAAGTAGGGTGTTACGATAACGTAATTAAAGCCAAAACGTTACCCGAATTACCAAAACCGAACCGTAAACATTACCTAGCACTATATAACCAATTCATGATCGCAAGAAGGTTAATGGAGGAAATCATGAAACATGAAACCTAAAACGGCTGTGGGAAAACTAAAAATATACATGAAGAGACCTATACGATATTACTTCAACTCACCCAAGGAGACAATACCCTACACTCAATCAACCGGATATGTGGAAACATACAAGTTGTACAAGGTAGCACTAGTTGACATACTAAACGTTGATAGTCCATCCCAGTTTGAAAGTGAACTCATCAAGATGGGCTATAAAAAAGACAAAAACACGTTCTATTACGTGTACGAAAACGGTCTAATGTTACTCCTCGAAAAGTACGGTAACGCTTATCAAGTGAAAATTGTAAAAATACAAGAAATAAAGAAATTAATGATATCGGCTAGGATACCTAAGGACATCTATGTTACGCAATATGTGACACAACTTTACAGGATTATCGAAAAGTTCAAATTCAACGAATACCTAATTGCATCACAGATAAGTAAAATAACGGAATACGATACGTCAAACACTGTAGTTAAACAAATAAACGTAAAAGTACCCTACTATAACACCATAAAACGTGTATCGCAAATAGCAAAAATTAAAGTTTCCGATACCGCGTATTTGATCACATTGTTAGATTAATGTTACCGTTATTCTCAACGATAAGGTTAGCCCATTTTTGGTGTGCAAGCCTAATACGTTTATCCGCAATTACTTTAAACCCGCTTTTTTTCATCCTTATGATAAAGTCAACGTCTTCACTCATATTGGGCGTATATGTAAAATACATGGGGTATTGTACACTCTCACTATACTTATACCAGTCTATAACTTTGAGTTTCCTCAACGTTTTTAAAGGTAAATAGATGAAACCCAGACTTCCCCATTCCACCTCGGTTACATAAGAATCTTTCGGAAACGGTCTAATTAGTATACCCATGTTAGATGCTATTATACCCAATACCACGTCAGCTCCCTTTTTATCCTCTTTCAATACGTTAACAACATCATCAAAGGGTTGTAAAGGCATAACATCACTGTCAATCATTATTAAGTCCTCGTTCCTATCAAGTGCTACCTTAACGCACGTACTTCTATTCAAATCCACACGGTTTGATATAGCCATGTGAAAGTACACTTGATGTTTTACTGTGCTTTGCACAAAAGAGAAAATACGGAATAAAGGTTCGCTTTTAGCGAGCCATCCGCACGGGACGCAAACCGTAAACCTCATACATTAAACTTTATTAAAAACGTCAATATAAATATACCTATGAGATATAGTGAAGCTATGTGTAGTAAAAAAGACATGCAAAAAGAGATATTGACATGGGGATATCTGCTATCAACATTCAGATACCCGAAAAGTGAGACAGGATGATATTCCAAAACGAATTCTTCAAAAACCTAGCGTTAACCGTATGCACTGAAAACTTAAATATAAACCCCAAGCATTACGTTATCGAAATCGAAACACCGGGTTCAATGAAACCATCAAAAGGACTACTCGAATTACTCTATGCCAATAACGAAAGGGATGGAGTGAAAATGGTATGCTTTAAGAATTACTGTTACGACAAGAACGGGATGAAAAAGACCGTATCGTTTTACAAAAATATAACAATTTTCGTAAACTTTAACACACAGATATTTTACAACCCGTTAGCAACTAAGGTATGCGGAGTACCGACGGTTGAAGATTATTGGACTGGAAGAAACATAGACATAGACCACTACGTAACTAAGGATGAATTGAAAGCATACCTTGATAGTCTGAATCTTAAACCGTTTTGTGTTGAAATAGCTGAAAACGTGTACAAATGTCCCGCGTTTTATCAAAATAGAAAGAAAATCATGGATTGTTCTGACATAATAGTACTACAAAACACAACATTATCACGAGCGGAAAGCGTATACCAAATATTTAAAAAACCGGTATACATTGTAAGTGACCCCAACTTATTCTGTAAGAAAATCACAACTGAAAATGTAATTATACCACCGCCCGCAACCGAAAAACAAGATTTACTGGACTTTGTCCAACAAGCGTTAATTCAATATTCGCTTCCAAACCCACCTGAACTGGACATGTACATATCACAAGTTAACACGCTTGTCGTGCCACAAATAAACTTTGAAATGGCAATAAATGAGTCAAACGCATCAAAGGTTGTACAAGCGTTACTTAAACGTCTTGCCGAGTTGAACTTAATACAAGGGTACTGCGAAGAGGTGACAAGCTTAAAGTACGGAAAAACTGTTATAAGAGAATTGGAAAGACTTAATACATTAGGAATGAGGTGTACTAAATGGAGTTCATAAAAATACCTCCTATCACCATAAACCAACCAATAAAACTAACTTTCGACGAAGCGTTCATATCAAGCGATATCAGATTACATTATTTTAGGACTGTGTCCGAGTCAGTTTACACGTATACATCACAAGATGAAAACCAATTACTGTTATTCGTTATCCGAGAATTCCTACAGAACGCGATTGATAACGAAATACAAAAAACGCTTGACTTCTTGAACGCATATAGAAACGTAAAACTGGATTACGAAAACGGTTATTATGTAATAAGGTCTGAAGGAGCAATAAGTGAGGAAGCCTTTGAATTGGGTTTCACGACAAAGACAACTCAAACAAAACCTCCGTGTTGTTTAATAGGAAAGTTCGGGGTAGGGCTGAAACAAGCAATGGGTACCATGTTACTAATCGGAAAAACCGCACTCGTGTTAACTGATAACCACGCATACATGTTCGCGGGGTATTGTAACGGGACAATAAAAATCAAAGACGTAGATGACATGTGTAGACTTGTTGTATTACGGGGAAAAGCTGAAACAAAAGGACAAACCACCGTTTACGTGGAAGGGAAAAAACTTGACATTGATTTATTGTGGAAGGGAAAAACCCAAGTGTTGAAAGAAGGACGTAATGTATACCACAACGGGATGTATTCCGGAAAGTGGGATCTACCGTTTAGCGTTAACTTATGTTGTGTATACGCAGACCAGTACCGCACAAAAGTAAATCCATATAACTCAACGTTATACGAACAACTCGGCAAATTATCAAATGAAGACAAAGAACTAATAAAGGAAGCGATTATAGAAAACGGGAAAAAAGAGGGGAACGCGTTCTTGTTTAACTTCCCGGGTGATTATAGCCCCATCATGGTAGAGCTGAATGACGTATTTGCAGACGCAATAATCTCAATAGCTAAAGCCTTTGATGTAAAGCCGATCATTGTAGGATCGTTAAAAGAAATAATAATGATAGGTAACGGGTTCGGATTCAATATACAATATGATTACATATTTGAAACTGTTGTAAATAGAATTAGAAAGAAAGGATATGAGGCATTCACGGCAAAAGAATATTCTCAAAATAGAGACATAATGATACTTTTAAACAACTCATACAAGTTCGCAGAACTGCCTGATGACATAAAGAAAGGAGTATTGGCAGGTCTATGGGCATTTAACACAGTATTAGCTTTCCTCGGGATAACAAACGATTACGCAATACTAGATTATAAACTACAAAAAATACCCCTATTCGTGTTAAAGGACAGTTACGCGTACCAAACGAGCGATTTGTTGGGAATAACAAAATTCGCTGAAAAACCGTATATATTCCTATCCCCACCAAGGATAATGGCAAAAATAGAAGCCCCGGAACTGGGAATGGCTGAGAAAGACACACTAGAAACATTATACATGATCGCCACATTTCACGAATACATACACGCGTACTTCGAAATTCATGAACACGGTACGTATAGTTTCGAAAGACCTTACGTAACACTATTACAAATAATACAAAGAGAAGGCATATATCTAACATTCCTCGAAAACGTGTTAAACCTAGCACACGAGAACCCGACATTGCTAGAAGACGTGACCAGAATCCTAGGACTTGACAACTACATATTTGATAGGACAATATTCCAAATTGCAAAACCGGGAACACACATACCTGTAAAAATCGAAGGAGTAAGGGTTGAAATAGCCACAGAGGAAGATAAAGAATATACATTAACAATTGAAAAGGAGGATGATTTACTATCGTTCCAACTATCTACGTAGATGATAAATTCCCCTTTTTTAAATACTTCCCCGTAAGGACAAATAGTACACTTGAAAAAGCTAAACTAGTTTTTACAGAATGCGGGAAAGTAATAGATGTTTTTCTCTCATCAATAGACACAAGAAGACGCTTTATTTATTGCTTTACCGACGCATACGACATTAAAACCGTTAATCTATACAACTTAAAGATAATCACACCCTCAGAACGTTACAATAAATTTTTCAACGTGTACGAAACGTTACCGCCTCCTATTTTCCGTATAGAGGAAAAAAAACATAAATCATTATTCATGTTAATCGTTGATAACTATTATTTTGACATGTACGGAATTTCATATCTTAGGAAATCCAAGTACTTCAAACTTTTCGACATAGTTCAAGCTAAAAACAACCGATTAGAAGAATTCGCGTCACACCATTTTTGTATTTATACAAATCTGTCAAAACAAAGCGAAGACTTATACCTTTACGAGGCAATGGCAAACGCATGTATACCGATAACACACAAAGACACGCCGGGAATCCACTTTTACGTAACGGGTGACATAGTAGTCAAAAACACGTTACTAAACACCTACGTACTAGACACGATTGACATCAAAAGTTTTGATGAGGCAATAGAATACGCATTAAAAATGAAGAAAAACGAATACGATGAGCTAAAGGAAACAATACGTGAACATGTAAAAAATAGGGTAGACACGGACAGCATTATGACACTTGTTGAAATGCAAAAAAGTAGTATATATTTTTAAACATAAAAATTAGTATAGTATCATGGATGAGCGTTTGATAAAAACAAACCTTTCGAGAAGAAAAGTAGGCAAAGAGACAATATATTACGTTAGGATCCCGAAAGCGTTGGTACCGTTAGTTAAAGATAAAACACCGTATATAGACCCAATAGAAATGAAGATCATATTTAAATAGTCATTTTAAATGAAGGTGGCAAAGAAAATGGACGTTCAAGAAATAAATGAAAGATACGTGGAAGTACTAGATATATTGTTAAAAGACCGTCAAAAATTTTACCTAACGTTAATAACCAGAGGGATCATAGTAATCAACAAGGACTCATTATACGTATATCAACAAATAATAGATAATACGATACAAATTATTGATAATTTGGCAACTATCACAAACGAAATAATCAAAAACCCGGATATAAATAAAAACATGTTGAGTGAAAAAAACCTTAAGAAATTTGAAGAAATAAGGAACTACCTATTGAGAGCAAATGAGAGTTTAAAAAAAGAATCGGAAGCCCATGAATTACTTGAAAAACACATAAAAAATATAATACTATTTCAATCTATACTTATTCACGAAATAATTTACATAGCAAATTCAACGATAGGACAAGTAGAAAATAGCTTAGATAAAAAAGCAATAGAACAAATGCAAGATAAAATAATTGAACTAATTAAAAAAATAACAACATAAAAAAACTAACTACTCATAAACATATATGACAAAAGTCACGTAGTCACCATAAGAATAGATATTCACACTACCCTTAAACCGTAATGTCATACCGTGTATATCTAACGTTACATTCTGATTTGATATGATAAAAATGAGCTTTTCGTAATGCTTCCGAATTAAACCCCATTCAAAAAACGCGGTGATTACAACATACCCGTTCAAATCCTCTACAGATAAACGCTTAAAATTATAAATATTTATTGCATTACCCTTTACTTCCACATCTAAATACTTCTTTAGTAAATATATAGTATAGTTACTTAAACTCAACTTCGCATAACCTCTTACCCTCTCTATACAAGGCAATATAGTTATATGAACCCCTGTTATACCTATACAACACATACTTCCCTCTTTGTCCCTTGATTTTAATTAACCACGTATAGTAATTGATGTCAGGTGATACGTGATCATACCATAAAAAACGGACTATTTGTATCTCATCATACTGATCATTTAACCTATTATCAATAAAAAGTTCTTTAATATCTTGCTCATACACCTTACATAAATTCTTACTCATGTTTAAACGCTTAATATAAAACACAATTTAAATGTTATTTCATATAATACAACATTAATCCAAATCCTTTACAATATATAAATGATCATCAAACGAAAAAACTCAAGCAAATATTATAATAGTATTATTTGCGAAAATATTTTTATTCGGTTTTAATGAAAAGCGTATATACGGGGAAAATGTCAACCCAATTAAAAAAAGTAAGTTATATCTCAGACCCGGAGGAAATAGCCAAAACAATAGAAGAATTACAAGAAAAAGAAAAAAAATCGTTATCCAAGAAAGGCAAAATAAAAATAACAAAAGAAATATACGCCGATACATTTATAGATATAACCATAAACGAAACAAATCAAAACATAGAAGCTACAGTATATCAGCCAATATATGGATACGGTATAGAAATACCGGAAAAGGTAAGAGACAAATTAAAAAGGTTAAATGGATCATTTTTAATAGAGCTAAGGAAAATAGAAATCACATGCGGGGATAAAGATGTGTGAAATACGAAGCATAACAGTAACACTTAAATCCGAGTACAAAAGAACAAGAGAAGGAAGAGGATTAAAGGATACTATTGTAATAGATTTTGATAGCGGTAAAATAGTAGATAGTCAGCTATTTACATCATCCACAGGACATCACGGTGCAAGAATATATACATTAAAAACAAACAAACAATACATAGTATACGATGCTTACAGAACAAACACAGGAAATGTTTACATTGATGTAGAACTAATAAAAATAAATGAAAATGGAGATTATGTGACAATAACGAAATATCGGTTATTCGATAAACAAGAACCTGTTACGCCTTTAGACCAACTACCGGAAAATATAAGAACGGCACTGTTAAATAACAATAAAAATTTACCTTTATTCAATGACTACATAATAATTTCATGAAATAACATTAACTCATTTTTTCATATTCTTTGTCTTAATATTTTTCATACCTTACTTTTATTAAAAATTAAACCCTTATTGCTATTAAAAACTAAATCACGAAAAAAAATAAAAAACACTTATTTAAGGCGTAAGATATGAGTTATCTTTAAGCAATTTTACAAGATACGTTCTCACAATCCTGGTTATCTCCCTCAAATCATCCAAAGTAACCTCAATGTGATAAAGATGAAAAGCATACAATAACTTCAGTATAAATGTATCGTAATTTATTTTGTTATGTAGACTATTTACACTAAAAAACAAAAAGTTAAAATTAACATTATCAGTAACGTAAGTAACAGAGTCCATGAAACCCGATCCACCATCAATAATAAAAAGCCTCAGATCAATAACAAGCCGTTCAGTAGCCACCAAACCGGTATTAAAAACAAGATAACCCAACTTAACGAAATGAAACGTTACGTTATAACCCTTGAAGTTAAACCTTATATCATAATCCAAAAAAATATCATACAAATTTTTAAAATTGTTCTTATTAACTTGAAACTCAACTTGAATCATGTGTTAAAAGTAAAAAAAGAAAGCTTTTTAAACTAAATGGACTGTAATACCTCACGATAAGAAACGTCTACAATTTGCCACGCTCGTTCTTCTTTTAACGCACTTAATCTCTTCTCGTTCTGTCTCTCCAGTATATTATTAAACCACTCATTCTCCGTCATGTAGTTAAACAAGAACACGTAAGCGTTATTCTTACCTTGTGCTTTCCTTACAAGCCTCCCAATCCTTTGTATCAACTTGACCCTGGAACCACCGGGATATAACATAATCAAAGATTGCAAAGAAGGTATATCTACACCCTCATCAATAACAGTCGTAGCCACACACAGCTTTAATGCACGACTATTTAATGCCTCTAATATTACCTTCCTCTCACTGTCCTCACTCTTACCGCTTAATAGCTTCAGATTAAAAGCCTCAGAGAAATACCTAGCAGGAGTTTCAAGAGGAGAATGAATAATAACCGGGTATACACCCTTCTCAACTAACTTATTAGCGAGCCATACGGCATACTTCCAAACCTTATCGTTCCACAAAACCCCTTTCATGAAATCAATGTACTTCATGTTTTTATTCGAAGTTTCATCCTCCCCGAAAATTTCACCCTCGTTTAGGTTCCATTGGAAGAACCCGTTCTCATCCTCAGCATTCTTTACGGCATTTAAAAAGTTCAAACCCTCGTTAACACTCACAGGCACTCTGATATTATATACCTTGGGTGGTATCAAAAAGTCCAGTAGATCGCTAAATCTCAGCTTATACACAGGAGATGACGTAAGACCGTAAATTACCTCATCATAAGCGTCTTCTCTATACGGTGTTGCCGATAGCCCGATATGAATATTATGGTTAAGAGAAGCCACAGCTTTAAATGTATCCGCAGGCACATGATGAACCTCATCAAAAATCACAAAGTCCGTATTCTTAAACTTCCCCATAATCCCGCTCTCAATCATGTCATTCCCCGCGTTCTTATTTAAAGGACTCCATATACTCTGAAACGTAGAAATTGTAACCTTGCCGTAATTCTTTTCATCACCCGTGTACATACCAACGTCATCAAAATGTTTAGACAAAACGTTAAACCACTGAATGGCTAAAGTTTTGGAATTCACAACAACAAACGCGTTCTTTATGAACCCGGCATCCATCAATAGCTTTACTAGAGTCATACCGATAAGCGTCTTCCCGGCACCCGTCGGTAGCTGAATCAAAGCTCCACCAACTTTCGCTATTGCCTTCAGACTATTGGAAATAGCATCAACTTGGTAACTCCTTAACTGATAATTGAAAATCTCACTAGGGACGTTAACCTTAGAGATCTCGGGATTATATTCGTTAACCAATTTTACCTTGAAACCAATTTGTTGTAAAGCCCTTTCCGAAATAAGATGTAAACCTCTAAGATATCGTAATATTGAACCCATTACGTTAAAGAAACAAAGATCACGAGTAACATACTTACGCTCCTTGTAGTCAAAATACTTTATTTGCTTGCATAACTCTTGCTGAAATTGTTCAATGATTTCGTTATAATGATACTTTTCTGCTGAAAGGTAAACCTCGTTCTGAACAATTTTAGCTTCGAGGTCACCTAAAGTTAAATCTCGTGGTATTTTAGCTATCTTCTCCTCCACCATTTTTACAATTATCTCCCAATTCTCACTAGGAACGAAACCAATTAGCTCAGCAATCTCCTTTACGGCATTATAATTTCTCCTCAATAAAAAAGGATCAACAATGTTAAATTTAACTTGGTTGAGACACCATTCCTTAGTTTCAGAATTGAACGTACCAATTAATCTAAAAAACGAAAGGTACTTTTCAAAAAGGGTTGAACTTAACTTTCCAGCCGGTTTAACACAAATTTGTTTATTTTTTTCCATAATAGTTCATAAACTGAATTGAAGTGTTTGGTTTAAAAAGCTTTGTGCTTTTTTCGGTTTTTTTCGGGCATAAATGTGGAAGATACGGGGGGTTGGTATAGAAAAAATAAGGGGGGGAATTCGCGTGAAAAAAACGTGGGGTGGCGTAAAATGGTCGCGAAAAATACGTGCGTAAAAGTGAAGAAAATGTATATAGGGTTGGGGTTCGCGTTATTGGGACGAATGATAAATAGAAAATAGTGCCGAATGATAAATATAAAATTGACGTAAGAAGTTCTAGAAAATTGATATTTGATGTGGGGAGTTCTAGGTGTTAAATCGTGGGATGTTCTATGCAATGGTTAAGGATTTTATTGATGTTCTAACGAACATATGAATAAAATTAATTTTGC